CTATTCTGTCCGCCTCCAAAGCCACAGGACACGCCCGTAGGTTCGCACTTGGCCTGGACCGTCATCATCAATGTCAGGAATGGGGGCGAATGCGGGGTTGTCGGATACCCAGTTAAGTGAGCCGTCCTCACCCCACTTGGCTCGCTTTACCAAAAGCTCACCGTCCTTCCCGATCAGATAAATTTCGTTGTCGTCCGGAAGGTTTTCTCGTCGAGGATAGCTTGCGTCTGCGACGACGATGTCACCGCTTTGGAAGGTTGGCTGCATGCTCTCGCCGCTGATCTCAATCAACCGAATGTCTTTCGGTCTCATCTCCAATATCTGTAGCGCTAAGTCTTCGACACCATAATCCAGACCGGGAGAATCTTCCAAGACCACGGATCCCCCGCCCGCAGAAGCCCTGAAGGGCAAATATGTCATCGTCGAGGGTGGCGGTGGCGGGCGTTGATAGCGTTGCGGCGCGCGTTCGCTGGTGTTCGCCACAAGCAACCCGAGCTGATCCTGCAAGGCCTCCAATCGGTCGAGGATAATCTGATCAGTCTGCATGGTTGGCGTCAGGATGATCGGGGCTTCCTCACTACCCGATTTTTGGGTTTCCCGCTCCTGCTGCTCGCTTCCCCACATCGCGCCGACGCCGGTTATCAACCACGTAAGGTCAACTTTAAAATCCTCTCGCATCTGCAGGAGAAGCTTTGTCGGAAGCTCAGAAACCCCCTGCTCATACTTTTCAAGCGTCTTAGCAGGCACGCCAAGGGCCTCTGCAAACTGCTCTCGATTTGAGAAATTCAGCTCAGCGCGAAGAGACTTTAGACGGTTCCCGATCGGCTTCAGATAGCTTTTATCCTCAGCCATCCGCAGCAACCCATTTTTCGGGTTTACAGCTACCCATTTATAGGGTACCTCTCTTTATATAAAGACCAAATCACCCATGAAAAAGGAGGCCTGGCAGGGCCTCCCCGTTCACAACGAGGAATCATTATGCACCGTGACCGCACTGCGGACAAGGCGACGGCGAAGCTGCGCCTTAAAGAGATGGAACGCGTCAAGACCCTGCTTTCGAGAGCAGGCATCACGCTTCGTGATGTAGATCGCGAATACGGTCTTCCGACAGGAGTTGCGGGCCGTACGCTCGTCGAACCGAACATCAAGGGTGAGCGCGCAATCGCAGCGGCTCTCAAGACCCGCCCTCACCTGTTGTGGCGCACGCGGTACCATTCTGACGCAACGCGCAAAACACCTCAGCCGAAGGTCAATTACGAGCGTTTGCCGACCATGGCCGAACGTCGTGCCGAGGCGGCCACTGCGCAGCCGGAGGCCGCGTGATGGAGCGGGGTCGATTTAATGACGAGAACGCGGCAATCGCTCAGGTTCAAGCACGCCGCACCTATCTGACGCAGGCGCGATTCATTACTGCTCCTCGCAATCAGAATAATCCCGAACAATCCGCTCTGCGTCGATCGCAGGCGTGCCTTTTTGATCTGTCGCCAGCCAGTCAGTGTGCTCCGCGCGAAGCTCATTCAGCGCCGGCTCTAAATCCAGTCTATTGCTCCATGCGTCGATGGTTAGTCGCGCTGCTGCGACGTGGTGGCCGCTGATGTCGCCCTCCTCCTCGCCAAAGCTATCTGCCATCTCGGCCCGGTATTCCGCTCTCAAGAGCGCACCGGCAATGTCCTCAGCGCCCAAGACGCCTCTCGCCCTCAATGCATCGACGATCTCCGACAGGAGCATGCCCAACGCGTTGGCGTCAGCAGCTGCGAAATTCGCCGTTCTTTCTGTCTGCGTCTCTTCCATCTTCGAATCCTTCTCCTTCGTGGGCTTGGCATCACCATCCCTCAAGTCCGGAACTTCGCCAATGGCGAAAAAGCAGCCTGAAATAGACCGAAATCCCTTCATCCCGGCCCGCGATCCCGTGTGTCGAGTGGCCGACACCCTGCTTGTTTTCAGTATCGCGTTCGCAGGCGTGTCGGCAGCCTTCTTCGTCCTTCTCAAAAACCTTGGAGTAGCCCTATGAGTGCAGTGACCAACCACGTTGCAATACCGTTCTTCAATCGGGTTCCTGCCCGCGTGAACGACGTGCTGATTTTGACCTTCGACAACATCACCGAAAAGGCGATGTCACTTCGCGAGGCGTACCATTTCTTTGCAAACAGCGTGAAGAAGCGCGGTGTGGAGGGGCCGACCTACACCGAATTTGAAGAGTGGTACGCCCGCGTCAAAAACGGACTGATCGACCGACCGCACCCTTCGGAAGCCATAGAAGCAGCGCCCACGCGCAACCGTGTGTCAAGGCCGTCAGTTGTCAAGCAGCCGCTCGGTGTTGGCCTCGCAGTAGACACCGAAACCGCAGACGTAGACGGACTAAAACAGGCCCGCGCTATCGTCGAAGCCGCCGACCGGCTGTTCGAGGCCAAGTTGGCAGGGGGCTATAGCCCCATGTCGTTGCCTGCAGACGATGCGATCGTCGCGGAAGCCTTGCGCCAACTGCTTGAGGCCGAAGGCCCCGGCATTTTTGCCAACCCGACCTCGAACGCACTCGATAGCGCTCTCCAAATCCTCATTGATCGCGCCACCGATGAGCAGATGCATCAGCTGCTCGACATTCTGACGATGGACATGCAGCCGGCACTCTGCCGCGCACTTGCGAGACGTGAACGCACCGCCAGCAACTGATTTGAGAAACGCCGCTCTGTTCCCCCAGGGAGCGGCGCAGATGCCGGGACGTGTCCCCCTGAAACCCGTTCCGGCATCGATATCTGTGAAATTTTTGAGTGACCCGAGGGCTGAATGTTCAATCAATACGACCAAAAGCAGGTCTACGACGCCACGGTGCATGCAAGCCTCTGCGCTGTACGCGAGGGATTTCCGCACCTGACGATCCGCGACATCATCGATCCGCCTCACCAGTGGTTCGACGCAGCATTGGCGCGACAGATCGCAATGCACATTGTCATCCGAGAATTTGGCTGGCCGAAGCGACGCGTCGTCGAAATGGAAGAGCGTTCCAGGGAGGCTATCAACCGCGCGATCCGTACCGTTGATCGCCGACTGGAACATGATCGCTTCGCGCAGCACTACATGAGCATGGCAGAGCGCGCCCGCTCCCTTCTGTTCATCCGCTCCGCATCCGACGAACCACGCACCTATGACGAGGTGGCGTGATGGCGACGTTCAAGACGATTCCCCTTTCTTCCATCCATATCGGCGAGCGCGCCCGACCGGTCGATGAAGATCACGCGCTGGCGATCGCCGCCTCTATGGCCGAGCGCGGCCTGATCAATCCGATTACCGTGCGATCGACACCAGCTACCAACAAAGGCAAGACGCCATACACCCTCGTCGCCGGTGGCCATCGTCATCGCGGAGCGGAGCTTAACCAGTGGTCCGAGATCGACGCCTTGGTCGTTGAGGCCGACGCTGCGGAAGCGCAGTTGATCGAGCTTTCTGAAAACCTCTTCCGCAACGAACTTTCCGCCCTCGATCGTGGACTGTTTGTCGTCAAATTCCGCGAAATCTTCGAGGAAAAGCACGGCAAAATTCAGCGAGGCGGCGACCAAAAATCAAAGGACCACGATGGACCTTCGATTTTCGCCCCCGGTAAGCAGCTTTCAGAAAGGGTTCAAGAACGCCTGGGCATAGGCCTTACGACTTACAAACGCGCGACACAGATTGGCCTAAAACTTCACCCCGCCTTGCGTCAGGCTGTGCGCGGTACCGAGGCAGAGAACGACCAGAAGCTTTTGCTGAAGTTGGCCAGCATGCCCGACTCGGAACAGGCCGCAATCGCCGGCGCGATGAAGGTCGAGCCAAACGTTTATAACGCCATCAGCATCATGAAACCCGAGCCGCCGAAGGTCGATCCGGACAAGGCAGCACTCGCCCGCTTGATCAGCGCCTGGGACGGTGCGTCGCCTGAAGTCCGGGCACAGTTTCGCGTCCACATGGATGCAGCACCTGTCTTGCGTGAGGTGGCGTGATGAAGCGCGATCCCCTGCAGATGGATTTCTTTAACGAACCGACATTCCCGGTTCGCACGCCGGTACAGCAGATCGACCTCGATCGGTACCGAGCCAAGATCAAGCGGGCGATGGCGCGCGCTATTCGCCAGTGCCAGTACGACCGGCCCACCATTGCGGCCCGGATGTCGCTCTATCTCGGCGTCAATGTGAGCAAGGCCATGCTCGACAGCTGGACAGCTGAAAGCAAGCGCGCCCACGACATGACCATTCCGCGCTTCGCAGCATTCGCGCACGCCACCGAAGCTCCCTGGCTATGGGATGAGGCGGCGGCAATGCAGGGCGTCACTATGCTTGTTGGACGACAGGCGCAGCTCGCCGAGATCGGCCTCCTGCAACAAGAGAAGCAGCGCGTTCAGCGCGAGATCAAGGCGCTTCTTTCCATTCCAGTTGATCTCGACGAAAGAGCCCGCCGATGAAGGAATGGTTCACCATCCCTGAGCTTGCAGAACTGAAGCTGCCGGACCTGCCCTCTTCGCTGAGTAAGCTTAGCGAAATGGCCGTTCGCATGAATTGGCGCGATAGCGACAAAAGCAGGAAGCTTGAGCGCAGAGGCGGTGGGTTTGAGTACCATTTCTCGCTTCTGCCTCATCGAGCACAAGTCGTTCTCTCGGCGATGGCGAGCCGCGACGAGGAACTAGCGGCCAGTCGGGAAGCGCGCAAACGCGCCTTCTGGAATGCCTTCAACATGGTATCCGACGATGACCGGCGTATCTGCCACGCACGTCATGCTGTGATCTTGGATGTCGAAAAGGCTCTTGCCGCCAACCGAGCGACCGGCAATGCGGAGACCATCGAAACTGTTCTGGAACGCGTCCTGAAGGCGCATCAAACCCCTGTATCTACCTATTACGACTGGCGCGCGATGCTCAAAGGCGTGGAGCAGGAAGACTGGCTTCCCGCCCTCATGCCGAAATACGTGGCGACCGGCGAAGTCAAAGAATTTGGGTCGAGCTGCCATCCAAAGGCATGGGAGGCGCTGAAATCCGACTACCTGCGTCCCGAGGGCTCCGGCTTTTCAGCGTGCTACCGCCGCATGGCAGAAGCCGCGAAAAAGCACGGATGGCAACCAATCCCTTCTGAGCGGTCATTGCGTCGCCGCCTCGATGTCGAAGTCGAGCCAGCAGTCCAAGTCTACGCCCGACAGGGCAAGAAGGCTGCCGAGCAGCTTTACCCGCCGCAGGTCCGAACTAAAACGCACCTCCGTGCGATGGAGATCGTCAACACCGACGGTCACAAGATCGACCTGTTCGTATGGGCTCCGTGGAACACCAAGACGCCTGTGCGCGTGATCCTGCTCGGTATCCAGGACATATTTTCTGGCAAAATCCTGTCATGGCGTCTCGCCAGCGCCGAGACATGGGATGTGGTGCGTGCCTGCATCGGCGATATGATCGAGGATTTTGGCATCCCCGATCACTTCTATATGGACAACGGTCGCGCCTTCGCCAGCAAAGCAATCTCGGCAGGAGCTGTGAACCGCAACCGTTTCCGCAAGAAGAAGGTCAACCGGTTTGGCATCGTCGAGCAGGAAGTTGACGGTATCCTGAAGAACTTCGGCATCACGCCGCACTTCACGCGTCCCTATGCAGGTCAATCAAAGCCGATTGAACGCGCCTGGAAGGACTTGGCGGAAGAGATTGCCAAGCACCCGTCCATGTCCGGTTGCTACACCGGCAACAAGCCTGACGCGAAGCCTGAAAACTACCGCAAGAGCGCTGTCGCCCTGGAAGTGCTTCAGCAGCATGTGGCCGAGCGGATCGCAGAACATAATTCCCGGTCGGGCCGAAAAGCTGAAACCGCAAAGGGCCGCAGCTTTGACGAGACATTCGAGGCGAGCATGCGACTGCCCTCGACGATCGTCCGTCGCGCGACCGACGCGCAGCGTGAGTTTTGGCTACTGGCGGAGCACGTCGTCCAGATCCGCTCCAACCGTGCCGAAATCCACTACATGCAGAACATTTACTGGACCGACGCTCTCACAGGCTGGCGCGGCAAGAAGGTGAAAATCCGCTTCGATCCCGAGCGCCTGCACGATCCAGTCAAGGTCTACGCGGCGGATGGCCGGTTCATCTGCGAAGCGCCTTGCACCGAAAAGGGCCGGTTCAACGATACCGAGGCGGCACATATTCATAACCGCAATCGCAAGGCCTACCTGAAGCTTCAGAAAGCCATGCTCGACATGCACCGGACGCTTTCGCCCGACGAAGTGTCCGACCTTTACCAGCCAGATCCCGATGCAGCAAAGCCCGCCGCTCCAGTGCGGCCCGCCATCACGCGCATCGTCTCCGGCAATCTTGCAATCGAACAGGAGGAAGTTGCGGACGCCATTTCCAGCGAAGAATTCGAGGCCCGCTTCCAGCGCGGTCTTTCCATGATCTCGGGTGACAGCTCGATCATTCCATTCCCTTCGGGGAATACGCAGTCCGGCATGAAGCCGGGCCGATCCAGAGCCGAAAAGTAATGAGTACGGTTCCCTACCAGAACACGAAAAAGAGGCCGGGATAGAACCCGGCCCCGAATAACAGCCCGAAAGGGCACATCACGAGGAACCATTGTAATGATTGATATGAGTGGCGCAAGCCTTAACAAGTGGCACGAACCAGACCCTTCGCCCAAGTTCGTGGCGAAGCATCCTGCGGGCGATGTCGATGCATGGCGCGGTTTGCGGAGCCGTGTTGTAGATATCGCAGCCCTGCAGAGCTGGAGCAAGGCGGAAACGGGCCGACGCATCGGCATGGCCGAAAGCTCGTTTTCGCAGTGGCTTTCCGGCACCCTCGACGGCGTATTGGACAACGCAAACAGCACCGTAAGCAAGTGGCTTGAAGCAGTAGAGGAAAACGCGGGCCTCTCGTCTGGTCTCGCGCAGTCGCCTTCCTTCATTCGCACAAGAGCGGCCATGGAGATCCATGGGACGCTCCAACTCGCACAGATGATTTCCGGATTCGTGACTGTGACGCTCGATGCGGGCCGAGGCAAGACCACGGCTTGTGCGGCCTACCGCGATGCCAGACCGCATGTCCACATGGTCACGCTCAATCCGAAGGTCAAATCAGTCCACGGAGCGATGAGCCTGCTGGCTCGTAAGTTGGGGGTCCGTGTGTTCAATCCCGCCGACCTCATTGAGACCATTGGCGAACGTCTGTCGCGCGGCAGTGATGGCGCACTCCTCATCATCGACGAGGCGCAGCATGCCGACGCTGAGACCATCAACCAGTTCCGGTACTTCTCCGATAACTACAAGATCGGCATTGCCATGGTCGGAAACGCCGCTATCCGGACGCGACTTGCTCAAGGTCATACCAACTCGTCGAGCCGCGACCAGATCGTCAGTCGTATCGACAAGAACCTTAAAAACGATCCCGGCCGCGCTGAGGACGTTCGCATGTTTATCGAAGCATGGGGCATTACCGATCCGGCTTGCGTGAAGTTTCTGACCGGTATCGGCATGAAAGGCGGCGCGCTTCGCCAAGTCGATCGCACCATCAAGATCGCAAGCCTGCTCATCCATGGCAGCGGTGAAACCCTTGAGAAAAAGCATCTTGAGGCTGCCTGGAAGAACCGCGACGTGGAGGAGCTTTGATGGCTGCTGCGCCCCTGCCCACCCTGTGCGATGGCCTTGCGGATCTCGCATCGTCCTTCGAGCGGTTCACCCGCCAGGACGGTCAGCTTCAGCCGCTAACGAGCGAGGAAGCCCGCCGCTACCTCAATCTCATTAAAGCGCTTCAGAACCTCGCGAGGCTTCAGGAGCGAGAGCTTGGCGCGCTGCGCATGCTGGTCGGGGACATCCCCGGCCGTGTCGAAACCGCTACCCCTATCGAGGGGGACAACATCATCCGCCCAAACTTCAGAGGCAACCGCGATGAGTAAAGCACCCGATTGTGTTTCCGACATGCTGCGCGGCCTGCAGCAGGAGTTGAACAAGATCCTGAACGATCACGGCCACATCCATCTGGATCGCCAGACCTCTGCGCTGCTGGTCTACAATCTCGGTCGGATCGCTGAATTTGCCAGCAAGCTCGAAAATGCTTGGTCGCAGGCGGAATGGAACCGCCGAGCAGCTGCCGATCGTCTGGAGCTGCTGAAGCACATGACACGAGCGACCGAGGAAGTTCTCGGTCTCATGAAACCGGACACACCAAAAGGCAACGTTGTGGTGCCTTTCCCCCTACGTCCGACGACACCGCACCCGCCATCACCTCCAGGCGGCAACGCCGCCTGATCCCCCTTCCACATAAATTATGAGGTTTAGACCCATGCAGTCAGTCAATCTTGAGGAAATCCGCCCTGGTGTTGTCGCCATGAACGGCAGGGAATTCATGATATCTGCCACTGGCGGCTTCGATCCTATCGATACCGTCAAAGACCAGCGTAAGCTCGAAGACGACACAGTACGCAAGTGCATCGAATTTGCCGAAAAACTCAACGCTCAGATTTCCCGCTTCCGTGGACACACAGTGGCAGATCTCGGCGCACTCGATGCGATACTGGCCGAAAAATACAACACGAAGATCGGCGGCAAGAAAGGCAACCGCACCTACCAGACCTATGACGGTCTGATGCAGATAAAGGTCCAGGTCGCAGACGAAATCACCTTCGGCCCGGAGCTTCAGGTTGCCAAAAACCTTATCGACGCGTGCTTGATCGAGTGGAGCGCCGATAGTCGCCCCGAGATCCAATTGGCCATCACGAGCGCCTTCAACACCGACAAAGAAGGTCAGGTTAACCGGGCAAATATTTTGAAGCTATTGACGCTGGAAATTAGCGATGAGCGCTGGGTTTCGGCGATGGAAGCGATCCGCGACGCGATCCGTATCACCGGCTCGAAGGAATATGTCCGCTTCTACAGGCGCGAGAACCAGAAGGCCGCATTCACGGCTATCACCATTGATCTGGCGAAGGCGTGAGGTGGCGAACGTGGCTAAGTTCAAAGTCGAGGTCGTCAGCCGAGTTACCGTAGAGCTTGATCGCTCCAAGTTCACCGACGACATCATGCGCGGTTTCAATGCTTGTGTTACCGATTTCGGCCTCGGGCCGGAGGCGCTCGAACTGCACGCCAAGCACATTGCTGATCGCGCAGTAGCCGGTGAGGACTTCAGCGGGCCCGACTTCGCTGAAGGCTACGGCATTGTGCGAGACGCGGGCATCGCCGTTGCGGTTCATAACGAGACTGACATTGAAGTACTGTCGAAAGGCGGTGTGGCATGAGCTACTCCGCTTTTCAAACGGGCGTGACCGACTGGCTCTTTCAGTGCTTCGGCCATAAAATTTCCAGCGACAAGCTGGAGCGCGCTGATCGCCTCATTGAGGAGGCGCTGGAACTCGTCCAGGCGGTAGGTTATCCCGAGGAGCGCGTTAAAGCGCTTCTTCAGTACGTTTACTCCCGCCCAATGGGTGAGCCTCGTCAGGAGGTGGGTGGCGTCATGGTGACGCTTGCCGCCTTCTGCTGGTCTTATGGCATCGACCTCGACGAAGCCGCCCAAACGGAACTGGCCCGCATCTGGACGAAGATCGACGCAATCCGTGCGAAACAAGCGGCCAAGCCCACGGGGTCGGCTTTGCCCATCGCAGTGCAGCCAGACTGCAACCAATTTTACTCCTGCCTACCCTGCACCTGGTCAACCTCCGACATAGATTGCTGCACCTATCCGGCAGACAAAATCTATGTGGATGCCGCCTCAACCCGGTTTTGCGCCGACTGCGCGAAAACGCATCGCGGCGGCACAAAGCACATGCGGAAACTCTCCGAGATCCTCTCACTCGCAAGGCCACATCTGGATGCGGGGATTGCAGCGCCAGAAGGCGGTGCGTCATGAGCGGTGCGACGACTAATGGCGGCGCTCCAAAGCCATGCCTCGGCTACCCATCACGTTCGGCGGCAATCCGCGCCCTGCGGGCTCAAGGTCTGTCCAACCATCAAATCTCGGAGCGCACCGGCATACCGAGATCCAGCATCGGGGCGCTAGCTCCACGCGAGCCGAGAGAGCCAAGGAGCCGCTCTGAGGATGAACAAAGCCGATCGGCTGGTTATAAGCTCGGTCAGCACGGGCACCTCTCGATCAGCGTGAACATCGAGATCCGCCAGATGTTGCGGCCTCACGTGGCAAAGCGGAACCTGCCGTTAGAAGTCTTCATCACCGACCTGATCGAAAAGATCGCGGAAGACGGCCTGGCTGACGCCGTGATGGATGATGAGGTGTCGCGATGACCTCCATCTATTTCGGCGGTGCCCGCGTCAAAGCCTATTCCGCCACCACCAAGGCCGGCAAGTCACTGATCAGGGTCGAACTAGAAACCTCAGACCATTACGAGTTGGCGAGCCTATTGCGCCAACTCGATGAGATCGATGCGGAGCAGAAGGCGGCAAAAAAGAAGAAGCCGGAGCCCGCCAGTAAACCGAAGCCGCTCGCACTGCCAGCGCCGCTGCTCGCCATTCCCTACTTACCGGAGGACCGTTGATGGGACACATAGTTTGCTACCGTTCTGGTCAGGTACTCGTTTCTCGTCGCGTTCCCAAGGGAGCGCTCCAGATCGTGACCGGTCATGGCCGACGGCTCAATCGCGTTCTCAGTGCATGCGCGCGGCATGCCTATGACGGAAAGACGCTGCTGGTTCCAGGGGTTCCGGAAGCCGAGAACGATCTCCAAGCTATGGAGGCAGTCAAGCAGTTCAAGCAGATGCTCCTCGAACGTCTGGCGCGCGGTCCGCACCGCCGCACGAAGGGGCCTCGCTTGCTATGACGAACGCTCAGAAGATCCCGCCCGCCTTCAGCAAGGGTTACACCTTGTGCAGCCCGAGCGGCAGGCTACTGCCGAAAACGGTTCGGGGTACCAAAAACGCAGCAATCGCCGCGCGCTTTCCCGTCAAGAAGACGCGGGAGGCCTCCTGGGCGAAAGCACAGGCGGAAGGCTGGAGCGTCAAGCTGGTCTATGTCCGCGTCTTCATCCCCGTTTTCAAATCCACCAACCCCAAGACTGAGGAGGTTTGCGATGTCGAGGACATTTGAAGCCGAGCCAATTCTTTCGGCATTGATCAAAGAATATCAGGACCAGGGCTGCTTCGTTTTCAACAACGACGGCAAGATTTACGCCCGCGTCACGTCTCCCGAGAACGATCAGGGCCAAGTCCACTTCAAGATGGATTTTTGCCTGACGACGATCGCGGAGACTGCGGCAGAGAGGCTTTCATCATGAGCAAGACGATCGCCGCCATCAAGATCGAACAGAAGAAGCTCGGCCTGGACGATGACACCTACCGTCTCAAGCTGCAGCACCTGACCGGCAAAACATCGACAAAGGACATGACAGAGGCCGAACGGCAAAAGGTTCTTGTGAGCCTGCGCGGCAATCAGCCTAAGCCAGTGGCGTTTCGTCACGACGGCCGAGACGGCAAACACCGCCTTTCCGGCAAGTACCTGCCGAAGATGCGTGCGCTTTGGATCGCCTGCTACAATCTCGGCATCATCGAAGACAGACGCGACGTGGCGCTGGAAGCTTTCGCCATGGGCCGCCAGTTGCCCGAGATCTCCGATATGCGGTTCGTCCACAAGCCGGAAGACGGCGCAAGCGTCATCGAGGCGCTGAAGGGAATGCTGGCGCGATATGGCGTCGTCTGGAGCAATCCCGAACTCTGCCCCGATCACGAGAAGAGCCATGGTTACAAGATTGCTAGGGCGCAATGGTCTCGCCTGCGCGCCCGCCCGGACGACTTTTGGCGAGTCGTAACCGAACTACTTATCAACCAGCCACCGAGCTATCGAGACGTGACCGACGCCGAGTGGATCACGGTCATGAACTGGCTCGGCGGGCAGATCCGCCGAGAAAAGGCCATTGCGGCAAAGGCCGGCAAATGACACAGACGCCCGATCGCGCCTACATGACACCGCTGCTCAACCGCATCGCCGCCGTTGCGGGTGAGCGGGCTGCGATCATACTCGGCCGCGAAAAGGCAGGACAGCAAATCTATATTCCTGAAGCTCCGTCCCCCGATCATTGGCTGTCTCAGCTGATAGGCCACGAGGCCGCGACCGCCATGGGCGGGCCATTCGGAAGCAAACACATTGTCATCCCCGCCGCCCTCGTCGGTCAGAAGATTCGGCGTGCCCAAGTAATTGCCGAACTGCTCGACAAAGGCTATTCAATCAACCGGATCGTCCAAGAGACGGGTGTTTCCTTTAACACCGTTCGCAACCACGCGAAAAAGCATGGGCGAAAGAACGATCGGCAAGGCGAATTGTTCTGACGCTTGCCATTTTTGGCAGTGGGATATCTCCCCAGGAAACCGCCAATAGTCCCCATCACGGGGACGCTTCGAGCCCCTTTCAAGGGGCTTTTTTAATGACTACTCAGACGTTCGGCGAATGGGCAATCGGCAAGCTGCGCGACGCCGGTGCATATGCCGGTGCCTATGACGGCGTTGAAGGCCGTCAATATATCGAAGCATTGAAGCGCTTTCAGTACAGCCGGGGCCTGAAGGTCACCGGCCGGGCTGACGACGACACAGTGATAGCGCTTCGACTTGTCCCAAAGCGTCGAACCGACGGCACCACGCCTGATCTGGTGGTCGCCGAAGTCCCGCCGAAAATCACCGAGCCGGTCTGGTTGCGAGACGCCCGCCGTTATCTCGGCGTGAAGGAGATCCCCGGTCCGAAGTCAAACCCGATCATTCTCGGCTTCGCCAAGAAGCTCGGCGGCTGGATTGCGTCCTGGTACACCAACGATGACACGCCCTGGTGCGGGCTATTTGTCGCGAACAACATTGCGACCACGCTTCCAGAAGAGCCCATGCCTGCAAACCCGCTCGCCGCGCTCAACTGGAAGAAGTTCGGCAAGGAAGTCGAGCCCCGCGTCGGAGCGATCCTCGTATTCGGTCGGAAGGGTGGCGGCCATGTCGGTTACTACCTCGGCGAAGACGCCACCGATTTCCACGTTCTCGGCGCCAACCAGGACAACGCCGTCACGATAAAGCGCATCCCGAAAGAACGCCTCGAAAAGGGTGGCGTCCGTTGGCCGACAACAGGTGAAGCACCGACCGGTGGCAGAGTGGCCCTCACGCCTGGAGGCGCGGCTTCCTCAAAGAGCGAGGCCTGATCTTGAGACCATCTTACGGAACGTCAAAGCGCTATCTCTGGGGCTCGTTTTGGGCCTCCTGGGGCGGCATCTATCTGCTTATCGTCAGTGCGATTTGCGGGTCCAAAGAAGCCGTTGGCCTGTCTGGATTTGTTATTCCGGCGCTGTTGACGCTGATCGCCGCAATGCTTGGCGTTCATCGGCACTACGGCAGCAAGGATTTCGAGGCAGCCGCAAGCGCTGAAGCAGAAACGCCTTCGCTTCCGCCCTACCTTCCAAGAGACCAGCCGGAAGATGCAGGGGAGCCGGCACGATGATCGAAGCTTGGCTTTTGAAGGCGGCTCGGCCTCTCATCATGTTGCTCCTGATCCTGGCCGCGCTCTTCCTCGGATGGCTCACCATCACCACGGTTAACGGCATGATTGCTGATGCCGTCGCCAGCACAGTCTCGGAACGGAATGCATTTTGGACAGCAGGAATCGAGGCAGCGAACAGGAAAGCCGCCGAGGCGGAAGCTAACCAAGCCCGCCGCGCGCTCGATCTGGAGCGCGACACCAATGTCAAACTGGATGCGCTGCGCACCCAAAAGCAAGAACGGGAAAACGAGAATGCGCGCTTGCCGAATGGCGATAGTTGCGGCCTTGGCCGCGGTCGCGTCCGCCTGCTCCCTCACTGAGGCAAAGGCTCCCATCGAATACCGCGCCGCCGCGAGACCCTCCGTCCCGCCGGCGTCTCGCGTTCCCTGCGTCCCCGGCGACGTGCCCGACCGGGATCTGGACCAGCGAGAAGTGACGAAGGCTTGGGGTGCTGACAGAACCGAAATCATCTCATGCGATGCCCGCCGTGCCGCTGCGGTTGCCGCGATCGACAACATGCCGGCACAGGAAACGAAGCAATGAATTTCGGCAGCAACGCCGCTTTGGATCTCGCGGCCGACAGGGCCGAACAGGAACGTGAGGCAACGATCGCCGCTGCGTCTCGATCCTTGCGCGGTCCCGGTACTGTCCAGTGCGAAGATTGTCCGAACGACATTCCGCGTGAACGACGGATCGCTTTGCCGTCTGCGACGCGTTGTATCTTCTGCCAAACTCTATTCGAGAGGAACAGCAGATGACGTTCGATCTCTCACTATTGACCGCGCTTGTGGCGCTCGCGCTGTCAACGCTCAACCTGTTCGCAGCGGTGCGCAACATCATGTCCGAGGGCGAGAAGAAGCTCGCCGAGCGCATGGCGAAGGCAGAAACTACGCTTATCAACCACGATCGCCGCATCCAGAAAATCGAGAACGATCTAACGCATATGCCGGATCGCGAAACGACGCATCGGCTCGAAATCACCCTTGAGCGCATGCTTGGTCGCCTCGACACAATGGACGAAAAGCTAAAGCCGATCGCCTCCACCAATCACCGCCTGCAGGAATATCTGTTGGAGAACGCTGACAAATGACAATGGAGAAACTGATGGTCGAAGAGGCGCGTCTTGCCATCCTGAAGGAGCTTGCAAAGGAAGATAATCAAGCGATCTCCTCCAACAGAATGCAGGCTTATCTTTTAAAGCGGCTGTTGATCGATAAGCCACGTGAGTGGGTGGAAGAGCAATTCGTTTATCTGCGCGATATGAATGCAGTTACGATCGTGCAGGCCGATACCGTCAAGATCGCCCGGCTGGCAGAACGCGGTGAATATCACCTCCAGGGGATAATCACCATTCCGGGCGTATTGCGCCCAAGCGCTCGTAGCGAGAGCTAAAGTCATGGCAAAGCAGGGACGCGGTCGCCTCAATCGGATCGAGCTTCTGCCGGAAGCCTGCGCCCATGTCGTGACGTGGGCCGCAGAGGAGTTGCAGCGCCGCGATCGGACGCAGACAGAAATCTATGAGGAGTTTGTCGGGAAGCTTCAGGCCGTCGATCGCGAGCATCGCGGCGAGCTCGAAATCGACATCCCCTCATTTTCGGCTTTCAACCGCTACTCCCTCAAACTGGCGACACTTACGCAGCGATTGAACCACACACGCGAGATCGCCACGGCTCTCGCCAGCAAGTTCGACGCCGGCGCGTCTGATGACCTCACGCTCATTGCGTCAGAGGCAATCAAGACGTTGGTGTTCGAACTCGTGACCAATGGTGGCGAAGCGGGCTTTGATCCGAAGAGCACGAAAGCTCTGGCGGACGCCCTATTCTCGGCAACGCGTGCTCAAGGCGTGTCAACCACCCGCCGTCAAAAGGTCGAGGCAGAATTCGCGGTCAAGGCAACGGAAGCCGTCAAGACTGTTGCCAAATCCAAGGGGCTTACGGAACAAGCGGCCGATGAAATCCTGTCGAAAATCCTCGGGGTGACGCAGTGAGCGGTCCACTCAGCAAAGAACAATGGGCAGAGGCGCGACGGCTTTCAACGGAAGCGGTTCTGGAGACGATCGAAAAGCACCGTGCTCTCCTGCCCTACCAGCAGCGGACCGTCGCCCTCCTGCGCAGTGTCTCGCTTTGCCCGGTTCTTCTGGTCGAGAAATCCCGTCGTATCGGCCTCACCTGGGCATGCGCGGCTTACGCCGTTATCCGCGCCTCGATGTCGCGCCAAGCGGGCGGCATGGACTTCATGTACATTTCCTATTCGCAGGAAATGACCCGCGAGTTCATCGACGCCTGCGCCATGTGGGCAAGAAACTTTTCTACAGCTGCAATGGAGCTGGAAGAGTTCATTTTCGACGACAGCGACAAGAACGGCGAGCGCGCTATCCAGGCGTTCCGCATCAAGTTCGCGTCGGGCTTTGAGATCGTCGGCCTGTCATCTGCCCCGCGCACTCTTCGCGGCAAGCAGGGTGTCGTGATGATCGACGAGGCCGCGTTCGTCGATGACCTGGAGCAACTGCTGAAGGCGGCTCTCGCGTTCCTCATGTGGGGCGGGCAGGTTATCGTCTGCTCAACCCATGACGGATACGAGAACCATTTCAACGAGCAGATACAGGATGTCCTTGCTGGCAAGCAGGACTATCAGCATCTGCGCATCGACTTCGACCAGGCATTACGCGACGGCCTGTATGAGCGCATTTGTTTGGTCACCGGTCAGGAGTGGACGCCCGAAGCGGAAGCGGAATGGCGCGCAAAGATTATCAAGTTCTATGGCGCCGGCGCCGACGAAGAACTGTTTTGCATTCCCTCCCTCTCCTCCGGCTCGTATCTGCCCCGCACGATGATTTCGGCACGAATGCATGATCACATTCCGCTCATCCGCTGGAAGGCTCCAGACGGGTTTGTCGATTGGAAGGCCGATCTGCGAAAGGCAGAGGTAGAGAAGTTCTGCCGCGAGGAATTGCTGCCTTACGTGTCGGACATGGACCCGCTCCTCCGGTCAGGATTCGGTCAGGACTTTGGTCGATCGGGTGACGGTTCGTTTATTCACCCTTTCCAGGTGCGCGCCGACCTCAGCCTGACCACACCCTTCATGCTCGAACTGCGCAATGTTCCATTCGAAAGTCAGAAGCAGATCATCTTCTGGCTTAGGGGAAAGATGCCGCGCTTTTTCCACGCGGCATTCGACGCCACGGGCAACGGTGCGTCACACGCGGAAGCCGCTCGGCAAGAATGGGGGCCGACGTTCGTTTCCGAGATCAAGCTCTCACAGGCCTGGTACATCCTCAACATGCCGAAGATGAAGGCCGCGTTTGAGGACGGCACCATTGAGATTGCCAAACACGACGACGTGCTTGCCGACTACCGCGCCGTCAAGATGGACAAGGGTGTCGCGAAAGTCCCTGACAAGGCGCGCACCATGGGCACGGACGGCTACGAGCGGCACGGGGAAGCCGCGATCGCCGGCGCGCTTGTCGTCTACGCCAGCGAGCAGGACGGCGGTGAAATCGGCGTTGGTACCACCGGCGAGCAACGCGAAAGCTCGAAAATCGCAGAACAATATACCGGCGATCTCGGGGAACTCGTACCCCGCGCAGATCTCGCCGACTTCATGAGGATGTAATATGGCGGCGCTCATCACACAGGAAATCGCGAGCGTTGCTTCGGACCCTTATGTCCCGCACTTCCAGGACATCATGCAGCCGACCGACGAAGTGCTGCAGGGGCGTGGCGGTATTGCCGGTCTGAAGGTCTACGACGAAATTCGCCGCGACCCGCATGCCTTCGCTATTCTGCAAAAGCGCAAGCTGGAGGTGGTCAGCCGTGAATGGAAGGTTCAGCCACCGGAGAACCCGTCCAGGCTGGAGAAGAAAGCGGCTGAAGAAGTAGAGCGGCAGCTGAAGGCCCTCGACTTCGACAAGCTGACGAAAGGGCTGCTCGGCGCGGTCCTGAAGGGCTTAGCGGTTGGCGAGGTCATTTGGGAGAGCGTCGCCGGCGTCTGGACGGTCAATCGTGTGCGGATCAAGAAACAGCGCCGATTCCGCATGACGATCGACGGCGAGCTTCGCGTGCTCACCAGGGCGAACAACCTCAAAGGCGAGCCCGTTCCCGATCGCAAATTCATCGTCCACCGGCATTCGATCGACGATGACGATGACGATCCTTATGGCGTCGGGCTTGGTTCTGTCCTTTACTGGCCGGCATGGTTCAAGCGCCAGGTGTTGGCCCATTGGCTGCGAGGCGTCGAAAAGCACGCCTCGCCAACTGTTCACGCGACCTATACTGGCGGCTTCGATAAAGACCGCCAGACGATGATCGAAGCTGCATTGCGCAGGCTCGCCAATGACACCGGCGTCGTCACACCTGAAGGCGTCACGATGGAGTTGCTGGAAGCTGCTCGTGGCGGCGGCGGCGATCTGCAGGAGAAGTTAAGCCGGTACCTCGACGAGTTGATGAGTGAGGCAGTCCTCGGCGAAACGCTATCCACCAACAGCGGCGAAAGGGGCGCTCGCTCTCTTGGCGAGATCCATAACGAAGTGCGCATTGCCATTGCCAAGGCCGATTCCGATCTGCTCAGCGCTACCATCAAGAACACGATCGTCCGCTGGATCGTAGAACTGAACTATCCAGGCGCACGCCTGCCTGACGTCTGGCGCGATTTCTCGGAGGCCGAGGATCTCGACGAGAAAGTCGATCGCGACAAGAAACTCTATGAGATGGGCTATGAGCCAGCAGATATCGCTTACATCAACGAAACCTATGGCGGCGAGTGGGTGAAACGGGAGAAGCGCGACCCGCTGAAGACACCCGACGACGGCCAACCGAAACCGCAGGTGACGGCCGATCTGGAGTTTGCGGAGAACCCCAACAGCGTTTCAGCGCGCGGCCAAAAGGTCGTTGAGGAGCTTTCAAGCCAGCTTGAAACCGTCGCGCAGCCCGCGATCGACGCGATGATCGAGCGCATCCGTGCCGAATTTACCGAGGCCCAGGATTATGACGATCTAATTCTGAGGCTGGCCCGCTTGTCGGGCGAACTTGGCGTCGAGGATCTCGCCAACGCGCTCGAACAGGGCTCACTCCTGGCACAGTTCGAAGGCGTGGACAGCGTCAATGGCTGATTTGCCGTTTCAGGAAGCGATCGACTTCATTGCGCAGAAGGTCAACCTGCCGACGCGCCGGTCTGACGATCTGCGCCATGGCGCGCATGTCAGGGCGTTTTCTGTTGCAGGTGTCACCCGTGACGACATGCTTTCCGATTTCCGATCGGCGATCGAGAAAGCGCGGACGGAAGGAACGAACCTCGCCGACTTCCGTAAGGACTTCGACAAGATCGTCGAGCGTTATGGCTGGAAGTATTTCTCGCATGGGAAGACTGACGAGGAGCGCAGCGCCTGGCGCTCGAAGATCATCTTCACGACCAATATGCGCACGTCCTACATGGCCGGCCGCTGGAAGCAGCTGACCGACCCGGACGTGATGCGCTACCGGCCGTATCTGGAATACATCCATTCCGGCTCGCTTCATCCCCGCAAGCTGCACCTGTCCTGGAACGGCATGATATTGCGCGCCGATGATCCGGCTTGGCGCTACATGTTCCCGCCGAATGGCTTTGGCTGCTTCTGCGATGTGGAAAGTCATTCCGAGCGAGATCTTCTGCGCTTGGGAAAGAGCGGTCCCGACCCATCGCCAGAACTGAACCCCTACGAAGACACCGACCCTCGCACCGGCCAGCCAGAGATGCGAATTCCCGGCATTGATCGTGGGTGGGAATACAACGTCGGTGGAGAGTGGTTGCATGGCCTCGTGCCTACGGAGCTGCAAGCCCCGTTGCCACCAATCGGCACGCCAGCGCCGGTACGTCCATTGCCGCCCATGCCGAAGGCGTCGAAAGCCGACCCGGCTGACTTGCTGGCTGCGAACGACACGCCAGAGAACTACCTTAAGGCGTTCCTCGCAAAATTCCGGCTGGGCGTTAATGAAGCTGGATATTACCGCGACGCGTCGGGCGGGATTATCGGTATCGACCGGTCCTTGTTCGAGCAGCGTATGCCAGACGGCACAGTTGTTGGCCTGAAGAGCGGCAAGCGCGGTCGCGGGCAATATGCCATCCTGCTCGCCGACGCCATCCAGTCGCCCGACGAAATATGGATAGATTGGGCTGCGGTGAAATCGGGAACCGTACTGCGTCGCGCCTACCTGAAGCGCGTCGAACTGGATGACGGCCGCAATATGTTCATTCGTTTCGAATGGACGAAGAACGGTTGGACTGCCGTTACAGGTTTCGACACGACGGAGAATTATCTCGAAGCGTACCGGAAAGGTGCGCTGATCTACCGCAAACAATAAAGGCGCGGTTTCCGGACCGCGCCTTGATCGAGCGATCTACGGAGGGCACCGGAATGCCTCGATCACTTGACGACTAAAAATATAACATCGAAGCGCGCCCAAAACAACGGAGGGCATCATGGCCGGAACATCCATCACCGTCGATAACGCAGACGTCCTCTCCGCATTGGAGCGACTGTACGATGCGGGCGCCAATCTTTCGTCTGTCTACCGCAACATCGGGGAATATGAGACCAACGTCACCAAGCGCCGTTTCATCACGGAAACAGATCCGGACGGCGTTGCGTGGAAAGACCTCAATCCGCTGTATGCAAAAACGAAGAAGGGGCCCGGCAAGCTGCGCGGCGAAACCCGCAGTCTTTCGCAGATTGTTTATCAAGCGGCAGACGACAACGTCGAGATTGGATCGAACGTCGAATACGCGCGCATTCATAACGAGGGCGGGATCATCCGTCCTAAGAACGCGGCTGCGCTCGTATTCTCGATGGGCGGGCAAACGTTCGTCGTGAAGTCAGTCGAAATGCCGCGCCGTCAGTTCCTGGGCTTCAGCGAAGAAGATCTTGTTGAGATCGAAGCGATCATTCAAGATCATTTCGAGGACGCCGTGAGCCGACCATAAGGGCCTTTCAAAAACGGCTCCAGAATGCGCGCATGCATCCTTCAGGGCCGGTTACGCGTTACAGACCCTCAAAACGCGCCAGTGGCCTTTAAAACACCTTCAATTTTGAAGCCTGCTTCTATTGCCCGACCCACACAGCCGCGTTATTCATTGATCGCGTACCGAACGCACGCCGCTTGCCATTTTTGGCAATGGGACTGACCCCGTCCCGCTCCCTTAGATGGGGGCATGAAACCGTTCGAAATCTTCCGCACAGGCACCCACACGACAGCGAAAGGGCAGACGCTCACTTTCGCTGAGAGCGATGTCGCCGATATCGCATCGAGCTACGACCCGGCGCTGCACCAGGCGCCGATCGTCATTGGTCATCCGAAACAGGACGGCCCGGCCTATGGCTGGATCAAGTCGCTTGAGGTCCGCGAGGGCACGCTCGTCGCCATCCCCGAACAGGTTGACGCGACGTTTTCGGAAATGGTGCGCGAAGGCAAGTTCAACAAGCGCTCGGCCGGTCTCTATCACCCTACGCAAGCGGGCAACCCGACCCCCGGCAAGTATCACCTCCGCCATGTCGGCTTTCTCGGCGCCGAGCCGCCAGCCATCAAGGGCCTGAAGCCGGTCGAGTTTGCCGAAGGTGAAATGTCGATCGAGCTGGAGTTTTCCGAATACCGCTCCGCCTGGGCGTTCGACAACATCGCCTCGCTGTTTCGCCGCATGCGCGATTTCATCATCGAGACGCGCGACGTTGAGACGGCCGACAAGATCGTACCGGCGTGGGACCTCGATCAGATCTCGCAGACGGCGGCAGACATGCGCGCCGAGAGCCGGACGGACGTCCAGACCCTTCCGCATTTCTCCGAAACCGAACCGAAGGACACCCCTACAATGGAAACCGCAGAACAGCGGCTGGCGAAGCTTGAGGCCCGCGAGGCCGCGTTGAACCAGCGCGAGACCGACATCAATGGCCGCGAAACCACCTTTTCCGAAAACGCGAAGAAGGCGCGCGCTGCAGAGGACGCGGCTTTCGTAACGTCGATCGTCGAGGCCGGTCGCTTGCCGATCGGTCTGAAGGAATCGGCCACCGCCTTGTTCTCCGAATTGGACGACGGGGAAACGCTGACCTTCTCGGAAGGCGGCCAGAACGTCACCACGTCGCCGCGCTCTGCGTTCCGCGAGCTGCTCGGCAAACTGCCTGTGCCGGTTTCGACCGGCGAACTGGCGAACGGGGACGGTCCGGATTTCTCAGATCCGAAGCACGTTGCTGCGGTCATCCAGTCCGAGATCCTCGAAGCGAAGCAGAAGGGCGAAGACATCAGCCCGGTCGAGGCTCTCACACGCGCCAAGAACAAGCGCTGAAGCTGAAGGAAGAACCATGAACCCTTTTATCAAGACTTTCGTCTGCGCTGGCGCGATCGGCCACCGTCGGCTTGTGAAATACACCGCCAACGACGGCGAGATGGCGCTGGCAACATCGCCCACCGACATCATCGCCGGTGTCACTGACTTTCCGGGCGGCGCGAAAGACAAGGAGCGCATCGACGTGGTGCTCTTTGGCCCCGCCGACATCGAGCTTGGCGGCACTGTCGGACCGGGCGCCGGTGTTACGGCCGACGCGAACGGAAAAGCGATTGCGGCCGCTCCTGCGGCTGGCGTCAACCACTTCATCCTTGGCCGCGTGCTTGTGAACGGTGTCGCAGGCGACGTTGCCAAGGGCTTCGTCAATCCGCACCGCATCCAGGGCTGACCAGCCCTATAACCTCTCAGGAGCAAACACATGGCTGGACAGCCGTTTCCCGTTAATCCCGAACTGACAGGCATCGCGATTGCCTTCAAGAACGCTGAATTGATTGCCGACCAGGTGCTGCCGCGCCTGGAGCCGAAGCTCAGCGTTCAGCAGTTCAAATACATGTATTTCGATTTCGCTCAGATGATCACGGTCCCCGACACCAAAGTCGGCCGCAAATCTGAGCCGGGCACGATCGAGTTCGGCGGAACTGAAACACCAGCCATGACCAAGGATTACGGTCAGGATTCGATCATCCCGATCGATGACATGAACCAGGCGCCTGCCGGATACGATCCACGTCAGTTTGCTGTTCAGCAGCTGACCAATCTCGTCGAGCTAGATCGCGAACTGCGCACATCGACCAAGGTGTTCAATTCCGCGACCTATGTGGCGGGCAACAAGGAAGTCCTGGCTGGCGCGTCACAGTGGTCTCATCCTGACTCGAAGCCGGTCAATCAGATCACGGCTGCACAGGACAAGATGATTATGCCGGGCAACGTGTTGGTCCTAGGCCGCGCGACGTGGTCCGCTCTGCGAACGAACCCGTCCTTGCTGAAAGCCTTGAACCCGTCCGGAGCAAGTGAGGGTCTGGCAAACAAGCGCGCGGTCGCCGATCTGCTGGAACTCGACGACATCCTTGTCGGCTCCGGTTGGGCCAACGCCTCCAAGCCCGGTCAGAACGCCGTCCGCTATCGCCTTTGGGGCAAGCATGCCTCCCTGATCCGCCGCGAAAAGATCGTCTCAAGCCTCGGCGAAGTTCCAACATTCGGTTGGACGGCTCAGTACGGCGACCGCGTCGCCGGAGACATCCCCGAACCAAAGATCGGTCTGCGTGGCTCTGTCCGCGTCCGATCGGGCGAAAGTGTCGAGGAGGTCATTTCAGCACCCGACCTCGGCTACTTCTTCGAAAACGCCGTCGCTTGATCTTGAGATCTACCCGACCCGGCCATGTGCCGGGCGGGTTTTCCGAAAGGGGCGCATCACGCCTTTTCCGCAAAATCCGAAGGAGCCCACACATGGCCGCCAGAAAGTCCTCCCAAATCTCCGCGACTGCAACCGCCGCAACCACATCGGCAAATGCAGAAGCGCAGGATGATGCCGTTGCCACATCAACGGCATCCACCCCGTCCGGTACGAACGGTCCGGACGGGACCAATTCCACCAATACCCCCCCGAGCAGCGGCGATGCTGCCGAAGAGGCTTCGGCCAATTCGGTTAATACGCAGACGAATGCCGAAAATGCCGAGACCACGACGGTCGAGGCGGCGAACGGAACGTCAAGCCCGGAAACGGAAGCATCGGTTTCCGGGACTTCTTCGAATGCCTCCCAGGGCGAAGCTGACGGGGCCGGCGCGAATGCCGGTTCCGCTCAACCAGCCCTTGATCTGTCGAACATCTTGGCGCTCACAGGTACGTCCTCACTCGAACATCTCATTCGCGTTTCTGCGATCGGTAAAGAGGCCCTGGTCGATATCGAGGCATTGAGCAGCGAGTTTCCGCGTTATCGGGGATGGCTCGAGGCATGCGATGCCGAACTTATCATTCCTGCGCTGATTCACGAGCTGGAACTGGCTCACCGCAAGGCAGGACTCATCGAAGAGGGAACTTCCCCGTCCGACCTCAACGACAAACGCCACTTCCTCATCACAAAGACTATACGCCTCAACCACGTTCTCCACGAAGAAAACGACGGCGTTTGGCTGACCTTCGATGAACATGAGCTTGCCTTTGCCGCCAACGCTTGCGAGCCCGACTGGGACAACGGCGGGACGCGTCCGGCATGAGCTACGCAAGCCTCGAAGACCTGATCGAGCGCGCAGGCGCTGACGAAATCCTCCAGGTTGCCGACCGCGATTTGGACGGCGTCGCCGATGCTGCCGTCGTCGAGGCGGCGCTGACCCATGCCGACAACACGGTCAATGGCTACGTTCGGGTGCGCTACGCCCTTCCCTTTGCAGCCGTTCCCGATCTCGTGCGGACATGGTCGGTGTCGATCGCGCGCTACTTCCTGCACCGCGACGGCGCACCGGACTACGTGGTGCGCGACTGGAAGGAAGCGATCGCGGCGCTGAAGGATGTCGGCGCTGGTCGCCTGCAGCTGACGGCGCCTGAACACCAGCCCGAGCCGCAATCGTCTCCAGACGGCCGGATTTCCGTCGTCGGTCCCGAACCGGTCTTCACGGCCGAAAACCTGAAAGGCTGGCTCTGATGCTTCAGGACATCATCAACCGACTGAAGGCGAACGCGCCGTCGCTCACCGCAGTGCTACCAGCTGAAGAACTCGACGCCATTACCAAAGGTGTCGCCCCCAGGGGCGGCATGACCTTTGTACTTCCCTATCGCGAGCGCGGCGAGCCGAATGAAATCGGAATGGGCGCGTTTCGCCAGAGCATCCAGGTGCAGTTCCTCGTCGCCTTTGTGATCCGTCGCCATGACGACAACAGCGGCGGCAAGAAGGCTCTCACCTTCGACCTCGTCAAGATGGAGATCGAGGCGGCACTCGCTGGCTGGGCTCCCTCACGGGAAAACGATCGCTGCGAGCTTGTGTCGGCACAGGCTTCGCCGCTTGGCAACGGCGTCTCGATCTATGTCCAGACGTGGCAGACAAGCAGATTTTTGGAGGTGAGACCATGAAAGAACAGCCAGGGACTGGCGGCTCGTACATCGAGCAGGAAGACGGGACCTTAAAACTCGTCGAGCAAACGCAACCGGCCGAAGAGCGCAAGGCCGACGAAGAACCAGAAAAGGCTTCGTCGAAGAAAACTGCGACGACAAGCGCAAAGCCGAAGGACAACTGACATGACCAAGCGCTACGTCGAGAACCTCGCAATCCTTGGGAAGATGGAAACGGTGTATGGCACCGACGCCACGCCCGATCCGACCGCAAATGCCATGATGCTGGTCAACGCGTCGATCGAGCCGTTCGTGGGTGAAGATATCAGCCGCGAACTGACGCTTGCCTATATGGGTCACCAGGGCGTCATTCTCGATGGCAACCGCGTGCGCATCACTGGAGAGCTAGAAATTGCCGGTTCGGGAACGGCCGGCACGCCTCCGGCCGGTGCTCCGCTCCTGCGGTCTTGCGGCCTTCGTGAAGTCATCACCGCCAACACGAAAGTGACGTACACGCCGATTTCTCGCCAGTTCGAAAGCTCCACCTTTTACTGGAACGACGACGGCGTGAACCATATCGGCCTTGGTATGCGCGGTACCGCCACCTGGCAGCTGACGCCGAAGCAGATCCCGCGATTCAGTTTCACGCTGGATGGCATTGCCGGCACTTTCACCGATCAGGCCATTCCGACCGTTAATCTGAGCAAGTTCGTTTCGCCCTTGCCCGTCAACCTCGTCAACACGTTCTTCTCGCTCCATGGCGACGCCGGCGCTTGTGAAGGCGTGACGTTCGATCTCGGCAACTCGATCGAGCCGCGCATGCTTATCAACTCCGAAAGTGTCGAGCAGACCGGCCGGGCGATGACAGGCTCGGCAATCATGGAAGCCAAGCTCCTTGCGGAAAAGAACTGGCTGGCGATCGCGAAATCGCATGCTCTTGGCGCGCTCGTGGCTCGCCACGGAACCCAGGCGGGCAACATCGTGGAGTTCAACGCACCCGCCGTCCAGATCGGGCGGCCGACATACGGGGCCACCAACAAGATCCGCAACAACACGCTCCCGCTTATGTTCCGACCTGTCGCGGGCAACGACGAGTTCTCGATCACCTTCAAGTAGGGGACTGAGCATGCGGTGCAGCTACTGCGGTCCCAGTCAGCACACCTATGAAGCCTGCCCCAAGACGTGGGGCGGGAGTGCAACCAGGCTCCATCTTCGATGCGCCTATTGCGGCTCCAACAAACACAATTACGAGGCCTGCCCGAAGATCCGTGAGCAACCGGTCGAAGGCGGCATCATCATCCGGGACTAGTCGCCGTTCGAAGGCGCTCAAGGGGACTTTAAATGACTTTCAAACTCTCTTCCGAACTTACGTTCAAATGGCCTGTGAAGGTTCTTGAACCCGACCAGGGCACACCCGGCAAGCTCATCGAGCGGGTCTTCATGGGCCACTTTGCCATCATTGAGCCCGCCCAGGCGAAAGAGTCGGATGCCAAGCGCCGGGCGCTCCTGGAGCAGATCACCGAAAAAACGACCCCCGAGGAACTGAAGAATATTCAGGCTCTTCTTGAAGCGCATGATTTTGCTGCGCTGAAGGACGTTCTGCGCGGCTGGCATGACCTGCACGACGAAGACGACAATCCGATCCCGTTCAATTCCGACACCCTGAAAATGGCCTACGCCCATCAGCGCGTCAGGAATGCGTTTAGCCGCGCCTACCAGGAAGCGATTTCCGAAGACAAGGCCCGCCTGGGAAACTGAGGGCTGCGGCCGAGGCATGGGCATTGAGCCGCCTCGGTCGCGCCGACCAGCGCAAGCCAGCGCAGATCACAAAAAATGCCAGCGCGCAGTTTGCGCGCCTCGGCGTCAATCTCGCACCGACAAACACGACCGAGGATGGACTGGAAATCATGTGGAACGCTTGGGACAGCCTGATCGCCTTCCTCTCGTGCCAGACGCAATGGCATGTGGAATGCGGCATAGCCGGTCTCATCTGGTTCGGCCTCAAATATGCCGAGTGCAAGACAGTCCTCGAGGACATCAATGCTCCGATCGGAACGTTCGCGGATCTCCGCGTCATGGAAGCAGCTGCACTGCCAATCTTGAATGAGGCCAGCTCCTGATGGTCATGAAGATTTCCGCGCGCGTCGAGATCGATGCAGGTCCTGCCAAAAGCGGTTCGCTTGAAGCCAGCAAGGCGGTTGAGGCAATCGGCACCTCTGCCGATCGTGCCGCCGTCCAACTGGAGAAGCTGAAGCAGTCCGCCGCGTCGGGAATTCGCGGATCGATGTCGATTGTCGGCGGCAAGGATGCGACCGCTGCCCAGGAGGCGGCAACAGCAGCGCTGGAGCGGCTGAAGGCAAAGTATGATCCCGTCATTGCCGCCCAACTGCGCTACAAGAACCGCGTCGAAGAGATTGCCCAGGCGCAAGCGGCCGGTGCGGTCTCCGCGTCCCAGGCGATCGATCTGCGCATGCGGGAAAAGGCGTCGCTCGATGCCTTGGTCGGCTCGCTTAACAACGTTGCGGCCGCTCGGAAAGCATCCGCTGAGAACGCAGTTGCGCGAGCCGCCATTAATCCCGATCGCGGTGCTGATGTTGCCGCCTATGGTGCCGAGCTCGACAAACTCCGTATGCGGTTCAATCCGCTTTTCGCCGTCATCACCAACTACAAACGGGTGCAGGCGGATATCCGCCAGGCGCACGCAGTCGGCGCGATCTCTGCAGATGAGATGTCGGCTGCTCTCGACCGCCAGCGACGCTCCACCCTTGCAAGCATCGATGCCATCAAGGGGCGAAACAAGGCGCTGACCGATACCCCTTCCCCGGTCACTAACGGCTCCAGAGGCTTTGAGACCGCAAACTTAGCGGCACAGTTTCAAGATATCGGCGTCACCGCTGCGATGGGTATGTCGCCCCTTCAGATCGCACTTCAGCAAGGTACCCAGCTTTCATCCATCATAGTAGGGATGCAGAACCCGATCCGGGGCCTCGCAGCCGCATTCATGTCGGTTCTGTCTCCCGTATCCCTGATTACGATCGGCGTCGTTGCTGCGGGCGCAGCTGCTATCCAATATTTCTCCGGCCTGATGAGCAATTCGAACGATGCAAAATCGGTTCTAGAAGGACATGCAGAGCTAATTCGACGCATCAAGGGCGCTTACGGCGAAGCCGCAGAGGGTCTTAAAGAGTATGCAGACGAAAGCGAAAAACTTGTTCGTCAGGATACGGCCGACAAGATCAAAGCCTACCGGGAAGCGATACTCGATTCGGCCAAATCTATTCGTGGGGATCTTGCACTCGACCCCAAGATCTTCAACGGCGCGACATACACGATCGAACAAATGCGCGCTGCTATCTTTTCCCTTGATCAGGGTATCAAAGGCGGCAAGCCAGATTTACAGGGCTTCATCGAACGGCTGATCGACATTGAAAACCAGAGCGGAACGCCAGAGCGTGTCCGTGAGATCATCCGGGAAATTCGCACATCTGCCAAGGATGGCATCGAGGCCCAGCGTGCGCTTAATCCATTGATCGCGACGATTAATGGCGTCGGAGCAACGGCGTCCGGCCAGGTTGGAAATATTCAGGCGTTCGCCAAGGCGCTACGGGAGTTGAACGCCATTGGCACGCCGGCGCTGACAGACGCTGACCGCATTACCAGTTCCACGAACGCGGCACTGGAAGCGCTCAGGAACAGCGGCCAGATGAATGAAGAGGCACGCCGCAAACTTCTTATTCTTCAGCAGCAGGCCCGGACCCGCCTCGAAAACCAGAACCCGACCGTCATCAACTCTGACGGCAATCAGACGAACATCCCGGTTCCTGGCAACAAGCCTGTCACGCTCGGTGATCGTGATCGCGCCAGTGAACGTTCAGCGAAGACCACTGCCAACGCCTACCGCGACCTCGTAAAGCGTGCCGATGACCGTGTCGCGCAGATGAAGTTGGAGGCCGAGCTTGCGGGGCAAACCGGCGTCGCTGCCGACACGCTAAGGCTTAAGCTCGATTTGTTGCAGAAGGGTGAGGACAAGGGCCGGTCGCTGACAGCCTCGCAGGTGGAGGCGATCAATCAGCGTGTCGAGGCGTTCAAGCGGTATGCTGAAGAAGCCGCGAAGGCGACTCTGAAGGCTGATCTACTCTTTCAACGGGAGCAGATGGGCAGATCCGCAATGGATCAGCAAATCGCCTCCTCGTTGCGCTCGGCGGGCCTGCCGATCGACTTCGACAGCTTCGAAGCGGGGCTGATCCGGACCAATCTTCAGCTCGAATATGCGCGCGATCTCGCGGGCGATTTCGTCTCGACCTTCTTCGACGGCATCCGCCAGGGCAAGAGCGTTTGGGAGTCGTTCGGCGATGCTGGCGTTAAAGCGCTTCAGCGCATTGCCGACACCCTCATGAACGACGTACTCAACAGCATCTTCAGCGTCTCGAATGCAGGCGGCGGTAGTGGTGGCGGCTTGCTGTCCGGCCTGTTCGGTGGCTTGGGCAGTCTGTTCGGCGGAGGAAAGTTTCCGTCGGCGCCGGGCGGCCTCTACGATCGAGGCGGTTACACAGGTCCCGGAGGCGTGCTCGAACCCGCAGGCATCGTCCATCGAGGCGAAGTCGTCTGGTCGCAGCGTGACGTTGCCCGCGCTGGCGGCGTCGCTACTGTCGAAGCCATGCGCCTTGGCCGTCGTGGCTATGCGGACGGCGGCGTGGTCGAAGTTGCACCGTTGATGTCTGCGTCCCGAGCGGCGGCCGCACTCTCGCAGCAAGCGCAGACCCTTCAACTGATGGTGAAGCTTGGCGTCGCTGTTGACGAGAGCGGCAATATCATGCCGCTAATCAAAAGCGTGGTTGCCGAGGACGGACGGGACATCGCAATTTCCGTCGTCGAAAACTACGACAGCCAGATGCCGGCCCGTATGGCGCAAATCCAGCAAGATCCGATGGTGCGATAATGGCAGCACCTTTACCGCTCACCCGCATCAACAATGTTCTCCCGATCGCGACGGTCGAATGGGACATCCAGCGCAACGACGAGCTCTCCGGGGACGGGTCGGGCGATGTATGGCAGGCCGAACTTGCCGACCCGATTTGGCGAGCAGTCGTCACGCTCGGAAGAGGCTTGCACCAGGAGCTGAAGATCGTCGCCGCGCGCATTCGTGCGCTCGAAGGTGCAAAGCAGTCGTTTCTGCTTGTCGATCCCCTTTCGCCATTTCCTGCCAATGATCCAGACGGATCGGCTTTGGGTTCTGCGACCGTATCGATACGCGCCATCGGAAATCGCTATCTTGCCCAACTGGCGGGACTGCCGGCAAATTATGTGCTGACCGAAGGCGACAAGATGCAGATCGTTTACGGCACGCAATCCGCGCCCCGTTACGCCTTCGTCGAGGTGAGCGAGAACATTGCAGCCACCAGCAGCGGCGATGCAGACGTGAAGGTCTTCCCGCGCCTGCCGATGACGTTGGCGGTTGGAACAGCCGTGACGCTCAAGAACCCGGCCTGCGCAATGATCATCCAGCCAACCACCCACAAGGCGGGCACGGCGCGCCGGTCCATTACCGACGGCGCGGGCTTCACCGCGTTGCAGAAGAAAAGAGGCTGATCATGAGGAACCAGCCGACCATCATCACCGAGATCCTGAACGGCGTAAAAGACGACAGCCTATCCGATCGGAAGGCGGTCTGGATCGTCGCGCGTAACCGTCAGAAGAACGTGAAGGAAGCAACAGGAATCTGGTCAGGTGACGAGGATGTCAATCTTGCTGTCATCGAGGGCGAGAATGGTACGACAGTCACCCGCCCCTACTTCGGAGGCGGAAACCTGCTTTCGATCAGCGACATACCCCGCGTGTCGGACTTTACCATCCAGACGGTGACGATCGACCTTTCGAAGATCGCGGACGCGGCACGCAAGATCACGCGCGAGTATGACCTGCACCGCGCCTATATCGAGATCCACGACATCACCCTTCATCCCGTGACGGGCATGCCGGCCGCAGCGGAAGAGCCCGTCTTCATAGGGATCGTCGATGGCGCGCCGATCAAGACGCCTCGCATCGGAGGACAGGGCTCGGCAAAGATCAAAGCCGTGTCGGAAGTCATGCGCATGCTCTCGCGCTCCAACCCGGAAAAGTCATCCTATGAGGCGCAGAAGAAGCGCGATGGTGACGAGTTCTTTCTTTACGCGGGCCAGATCGAGAACTGGGAAATTCCGTGGGGGACGAAATGACGATGGTTTCTCTCTCCCGCCTTCCCGATTGGCGCCGGCGTTTCGAAATCGCGATCGATGAGATCAAGGCCAAACCGTTCGCATGGTATGACCATGATTGCGGTCCGGGTCTCGCTGGCCGCCTCGTCGAAGCGCAGACCGGCGTCAGCCTGTCCGGTTTCGCGGTCGGCCGGTACCACGATGCAGCAAGCGCCGCCCGCCTCATCCGTGATCTCGGCTTCGATTCTCTTGGCAGTCTCGTCGCATCGATCCTGCCGCAGATACACGCGAGCGAAGCCCGCGTTGGCGATATAGCCGCCATAGCAACGCCAGGACCGATCGGGCATGCGCTCGGTGTCGTGAACGGCGAACGCATTTTCGTGCTGACTGAAACAGGTATCGGGACCGTCGATCTGCTCGACGCTGCCATGGCCTTTAAAGTAGGATGAAGATGTCTTTAAAGCGCATTCTATGGCTTGTTTTTCTGCTGTTTGTGTCGGCCGGTACCGCGTCGGCCGCTCCGGTTGCAGCCCTCATCGCTGGCGCGAAGGCGATCTTTACCGTTGCGACCATCGTCAAAGCTGCGATCGGCCTTGCGATCAACGTTGGCCTGTCACTTTACCAGCAGGCGAAGGCGCGTAAAGAAGCCCGCAAGAACAAGCAGCAAAGCACCGGTGGCGTCACCCTCTCAATTCAGATGGGCGAGAGCGTTCCACGCGGCTATCTCATAGGGACACGAGCGTCGGCCGGACGCAGGGCCTATATCGGCGCATGGGGCGAAGAGAGCAACACGCCGAACGCCTACATTACCGAGGTCACGGAGTTATCCTGCCTGCCTTCTTTCGCCGGACCGCAAGGCCTCGAAAGCGTCTGGTTCGGTGAAACACTCGGAACCATTCTGTGGGATCAACCACACCCTGATGGCAGAGGCTTTCCTGTCCAGCAGTTCAGAAAAGAAGGCGTTGATTATCTCTGGGTGAAATACCTGGACGGCAGTCAGACCGTCGCTGACGATTTCCTGCTGTCGAAGTTTGGAAGCCTCACGTCACGCCCTTGGAAGAGCACCATGATCGGCCGCGGATGTCAGGTCGCAATCCTGACCGCACGCCGGCATGAGGAGTTGTTCCGCAACGGCTTTCCGCAGGGGCTCTACCAGCCCAAGCCGATGCGCCTGTACGATGTTTCGAAAGACAGCACAGTCGGTGGAAACGGCAATCACCGTTGGAGCGACCCTACGACCTGGGAGACGAGCAACATTCTTCCAGTGATGATCTATAATATCGCGCGCGGTATCTATTACCGGGATCAATGGGTCCATGGTGGCCGAAACTTTTCAAGCTACCGCTTCCCCGTCTCGTCCTGGATCGCGGCCATCAACGAAGCCAAAAGGGACATGGGCGGCGGCCGACAGCAGTTCCGAGGCGGGCTGGAGGTGTTTGTCGATCGCGACAGCCTGGACGTCATCGAGGATCTGCGCGTGGGCTGCAACGGGCGCATGGCCGAAGTCGGCGGGCGGGTAAAATGTCTGGTCGGTGCGCCAGGTGCTGCGGTCTATTCCTTCTCCGATCGCGAGCTAGTCGTCACACAGGATCAAAACTTCGAGCCCTTTCCGACGGTTGCCGCGACCCACAACACGATCACTGGCGTTTACCCCGAACCCGCCCAGCGCTGGACCGACAAGGACGCTCCAGAGCAAAGCTCGCAGGCGCTACTTGACCGAGATGGCGGCGAGCGGCTGGCCGTCGCCTTCCAGTTCGATGCCGTTCCCTTCTCGGCACAGGTGCAGTCTCTGACCGCGACAATGATCCAGGAGGAGCAGCGCTGGCGTGTTCATGACCTGGTGCTGCCTCCGAATGCGTCCGCGCTTGAACCGAATGATGTGGTCGCCTTCTCCAGCGTCGAAAATGGCTACAGCGACAAAAAGTTTCTCATCAGCAGCGCAACGCCGATGGCCGGCCGCCTTCAGCGCGTGGTTATAAAGGAGATCGATCCGAGCGACTACGATCCTCCATCCGTCATCCTTCCGCCGGTGATTGGTTCGATCGGACCGGTGTCCGTCCCGCCGCAGCCTATGTATGGCTGGCAGGTCCTGCCCGCGACGATACCGGACGCGGCTGGTAATCCTTACGCTCCGTCGATCGAGGTGCGCTGTGCACCGAACCAGGACGATGTGAAGGCGGTGCGCGTCCAGGTGAAACTTGCTGCCACCGGCGCTCTGGTGTTCGATAGCGGAGAGGCTATTGCTTATGGCGCGCCGTATCGCTGGATCCTAAATGCTGTTCTGGCTGGCAATGCCGACTATTTGGTCCGTGGCAAATTCATTCCTTACACCAATCGCGAAACCGACTGGAGTGCCGAGCTGGCGGTGAGAACGCCCGATGTTGGGCGCGGCGACCTGTCTCACCTCGGCGACGACGTGAAAAGCGTTTTTCGGCAGTTGGGAGGGCAGCAAAGAGAGTTCTGGCAGCGGCTGGATCAGATCGGCCGCGCGGTCATCCTGGAAGGCGCATTGTCCCAGGTCGAACGCGATGAGATGCGCGTCGATATGGGAAACGCATTTGCAGCCATCGAGAGCGTAAGGCAGGTATCGGCGACCGCGGATGAGGCCTTGGCTCGGCAAGCGACGGCAATTACCGCGAGCGTGAACAGCAACGCCGCGAAGCTCGCTGAAGAACAGACAGCTCGCACCAATAGCGACAGTGCGATATCCACACGGCTCGATGGCGTGTCTGCCACATTCAACGGCATGTTTGCCGATGGCTTGGTCATGTTCCAAGCGGTGGCCGCTCCTGCCGGGGTTTCAGCTAGATTCTCGGTTATGCTTCGTGCCAGCCTCTCTGAGGCGTTTATTCAGAGTGGCATGTATATCCAGATCAGGACTGTCAACGGCGTTCTGAAATCCGAGATAGGCTTCCTTGCTGACAAGTTTGTCGTGGTCGACGGTGCCAATAGCTATTCGGTTCTAGCTATCGAAAACGGTCAGGTGAAGATCGTCAATGCGAAGATATCCCAAGCTCAGATCAATGATCTGTTCATAGGGGAAACTCAGATCATACCCGGCGCCACGACTCTCGTTGTCAACCAGATAGTCAACTCAGACGCGAGCGGTTCTTTTGATCTCTTCATCAATCATGGGCTCAGTCTTGAAAACGCTCGGCATGAGGCGAGGATCGACCTTGTTTACGAGGCATACACCAACGGTAGCCGCACAGACGAGTTCACTATCCAAGTGAGGGACCTGACAGCCGACCAAGGGATTTTCTCGAGGTCCGGTCTATGCAGAGGTCCGAACTCGCCGCAAGGGAAGCTCAACGCTTACGACACCCCTTGGTACATCTATCGGATCCCGGCAAACAGACAATCAACCACGATCAGGGTGACTTACTCTGGCCAAAACCAATGGGGTGGCCGCGCCATCGCCGCCACAGTTTTCAAAAACCAACCGGTCACTTAATTTCAACTCGGGACTTGTCCAATATGACCACCCCTTACACGACGGGCACCGTATCTGTAACTGCAGGCAGCACTACTGCGACAGGCGTAGGGACCGGCTGGAAAACTGCCGGTCTGGTCGCCGGGATCTTCGGCCTCGATAGTGCCGACGGCAATCCTGTCCCGGTTCTATCCGTCGATAGCGACACAAAAATCACCTTCGCCAAGCCATGGCGGGGGGCAACGGCGAACGACCAGCCTTACTGGATCACCTACGATACGACGGATGGTCAGCAGACCGTCAGTCTTATGGAAAAGGTCGTCGAGTATATTTCAAGGCTGAATAAGCCAGCGCTCGCCTCCTTGGCCTCACTAACTCCCGCCGCTGATAAGCTGCCTTATTTCGGTCCGGGTGGCGCTGGCGCGCTGGCTGATTTCAATGCCGCCGCTCGGGCGCTGTTGGCAGGGACAGGCGTGATCAATAACGCTCAAACGCCTCCTGGGCTTCGCGCTGACGAGATCATATCCGATGCAAACGCCTTCACGACGCGTGGATGGGCCAGAGGAAACAACATTCCCAATGCGCCGACCAATACGGGCGACGGTGACTGGTACATCTATAGAAACGATACACTGTCGGGTTGGGGTAGGCAGTGGGCTTATAGCTTTTTCACTAACAAGGTTTTCCAAAGGCGATACACATCGTCGGGCTTCACCGCTTGGATGCAAGATGACGCTCCAGAGCACGGAAGCAACGTAAACGGCGATTACACAAGGTTTGCTGATGGCACTCTGATTTGCTGGAGGGGCTTCACGACGGGTGGGCCAAATATAGCAGCCGGAGGATATGTAAAACTAACCTCAGACGGGGCCGTCTATCCAGCTTCGTTCGCCTCTCCCCCAAGGACGTTTGTTAGCTACAAAGGAGACTGGACGATTGTTGCTCTGGCGACTTCGGTCAACGGCACGTCCAACCATGCCGGTGAGCTAAACCTGAAGAATACGGATCAAGACGCACATTCCTTCCCAGGATTTATCGAGATTTTAGCTATCGGAAGGTGGTATTAATGAAAATCTCCCTCTCCCCGATGCGCCGAGACGATACGCTTGTCGTTGAAAAGAACGGCGACCGATTGCGCATCAACGGCAAGCTGTTCAACTTCGGACCGATCCCGGAAGGTGGCACCATCAAGGCAGCTGACGTCCCTAGCGAATGGATTTGTGGTGATGTCTCTCGGGTAAGCGGCGATCTGTATGTTTGCCTCACCCTGCCCCATGGCGCTGACCCTGCCGACTATGTCGCGTTTCCCTCACCTATCGAAAACCCGCCTGATGGCGTTATCGATCTGCCGTTTTCTCCGTACTCGACAACCACCGAGGAAGTCGTGAAAGGCGGGCGCAACATCATCACGACCCGCTACGAGTGGCGGGCCGATCCAGTGACGACAACCGAGTTTGTGCCAGACTCGGTATCCAAAGTGGAAGAGGTAGAGGAGCGCGCTGATGTGGACGCCTGATGTTTCAATCATAATTACCGCAGAACAAGCGGCAGAACTGAAAGAGAGGGAAGAGCGCATTGCCCTCCAGGTGCAGTTCTCGGGTGCTATCCAGGCACACTTAAATGCCACCGCCGGTCAACGCCGCTACGACAGCATCCATACCGCGATTTCGTATCGGGATGATCCTAACCCGAAGTTTGCGGCGGAAGCCGCAGCGCTGTTCGCCTGGCGCTCTGCCGTCTGGACCCACGCAACTGAGGAACTGGAAAAGGTGATCGCAGGGCAGCGGGACGTTCCGACAGTGAGTGCTTTCATCGCCGAATTGCCAGTGATCGTCTGGCCCGAAAATTAAGGAGCTTCCCATAATGACCGAACGCATAAACACAATCGCCAGCACAGCCGTCTCGGTGGTATTCAACCCCACCGCAGACTTTTCGGTGCAGGCGGATTTTCCGGCCAACTCCAAGGCATATATCGACGTGGAAGGCCAGGTCGATGCCGCCGCCCCATGGGTGCCGCTCGGAGCGCTCTCTGCGCTCTCAGTTCCCCCCATGGCGAGATTCGCCAAATGCCCGAACGTTCGGTTGAAGCTCTATAACAACGATGGCGTCGCAACCGTCAAAGCCTGGAGCAGCGAATGACTTCATCGTTTGCTCTCCCCCTCACGATGGCATTGGCTCGACCAGTTATCGGAAAGTTGCGTGACCCGGCCTCGGCGATAGTCCGCATACCCGTGCCGGTCGATCCAGACCGCTACATGTTCTTCGCCTCGCGCAACCGGATGCCGGCCGGCGCGATCTATACGACAGTGGCGAACAACAACTACATTGCGACAAAAATCAAAGTCGGATGCCCGGAATATAAGACTAGAACTCTCCGCTTCCACTTCCCGGGCTTCGCTTCGACGGAGGGTGGTAACTCGCCACAGGAAACAATCGTCACCGGCACAGTCGGAACCCCCGGCAATTCCGTCATTATTGATGAATTTCTGGTGCGTTATAAGGGCCAGTTTTTCCCGTCCACCTTTAACGGCGGCAGCACTACCGCGACGGTTGCTGACCAGACCAACGGCGTTTGGACCGATCCTCTTACGATCCCCGGTGACGTCGATGCAGAAGCTGATCTGGAGCTTTGGACGCTCTATCACGTGGCAAATTCTGGCGAGAAAGTTTGGCCCGTCTACCGCGTCCAGCATCATCGAGGCGAGCGTGTGTGGGGCGCGGCAGGCTTGGCAGCATTGCAGGCGTTCAAGGCAACCCCCGATGCGGTCAGCACCTCGGCCCTCATAAGTTCAACCGGCGACGCCGGATATGGGCAACAGTCTCAGTACCAGCATTACGGCCCCGACTTCATGGTCGCAAAGGGCGATTGGGATGGACGGCCGGTAGCTCTCGTGGTTGCTGACAGCATCGGTGAAGCACGCCAGGAGTATGGCCCGAATGCGGACGCGCGCGGAAACATTGGGTGGCTTCGTCGTTGGCTTGATAAAAAGAGCGGTATCGGGCGCATACCTCACCTGTTCATGGGTATGCCGGGAGCTGCTGCCGTCCGTGAGTTAACGGGGAGTGGCTCAACGATTGCAACGCGGAGGTGGGCTGTCCTCGATCAAATCACCGCCTTCAACAATAACAAGCTGCCGTTTACGGCGATCCTCAATCAGCTCGGCCAAAACGACACGACAACGCCTTACTCTACATGGTGGACCCGGATGACAGGGCTGGCGGGCCGACTACGGTCTCGTTATTCAGGCGTCCGACTTATCCATCTCGTGCCACTCGGGCGTGGCGCGAACAGCCAGGATTACAAAGATGCGGGCTCTATGGCTTACGCCACGAACAATGTTTGGCCTGCTGACACGACCGATTCGACTGGCAAGTGGCGACTTCGCAATGACCTTATTTCGCTGAAAGATGGCGTTGCGGATGCTTGCATTGATACCCTCTCGGCTTGGCAAGGCGCCGCTGGCGTCGCGAAACACCCAACTTATGACGAGTTGCCTTGGTCCTCTCTCACAGAGGCGGCAGGCTCGGACGGCACAGCTACTTATCTTACGTTCAAGGTAGCAGACGCTTCGAATTATCAGCCGGAACAGCAATTAAGGGTCTATTCCGCCGACGGCGCAACATTGGTCGGTGCTGGCGGCACAATCGCATCGATTGCAGGAAATACGATCACGCTTCAGGCCGCCATTTCGACGGTTTGCCCCGCGGGCGCTCGCCTCTATCAGATCCCGGTCAACTATGGCGATGGTCTCCACCCCATGCCGGTGCTCATCAAGCAGATCGCGGAGAAGCTTCCAGCCAGCGAGAAATCAAAGCTGGCCGCATAATTGAAATGAATATCCACCCGGTGAAGACCGGGTGGTCGGGGTGTTTCGACGCACCCCAACGACGGGCCTGAGATTGCCGCCTAGACCCGTCCGACAGCACCTCACGATAACCGTCACACCCGTACCCTGCAGGGCGGGTTTTCTGTGACTGAGTCGTGGACTTTTTGACATGAAAAACATTCGTTGTGGCTCCTGTTCAGCTCTCCTTTTTAGGGCTGGACAGGGAGCCATCGCTAACACTATCGAAATCAAGTGCCGCCGTTGCGGCACGATGAACCACCTGAGGCCAGCAGAGCCCGTCATTGACCGCCAGGAGCGGCCATTAGAGGAACTGCAAATTGGCCAAAAAGCCTGAACTACCCGCCTTGCCTTCAAAAGCGCCCGCGCATAACGGGCACAAGTACAAACCGCAGTGGGGCGTCATTCTCGTCTGCGCCTCCGAAGCGGAACAAGCGTCTCTCTATGACGCGCTCAACTCTCTCCGGAACTGCAAAATCAAAGTGGTGGTGGCATGAAAATTGACATCACCAGCACCTGCCAGAACTTCGAAAGCTATCGTTCCGCTCGCGTGAAAAGCCTCTTCAACGTGGACGATGGAAGCCGGTTTGAAATGACGGCGGAGCTTCCGATCGAGGACACTGACTGGAGACTAGGGCTTGTCGTGGGGCCGTCTGGCTCCGGTAAAACCACGCTCGGCCGACACATTTTCGGCAGCGACAAAACCGCCGCAATCGAATGGCCGACAGACCGGCCGATCATTGATGCGATCGACCCGGAAGGCTCCTTCGATAATGCCACTGCCGCGCTGTCGGCCGTTGGCTTGGGATCAGTGCCGAGTTGGCTACGGCCACACTCGGTCCTCTCTAACGGGGAGCGATTCCGAGCCGATCTTGCGCGCCTCATTTGCGAACGGCCGAGCGAAGTCGTCATTGACGAATTCACCTCAGTTGTAGATCGGCAAATCGCTCGCATTGGCGCTCTCGCTTTCGGCAAAGCGTGGCGGCGAACTGGCGGCCGGGCTGCGCTCCTGTCCTGCCATTACGACATCATTGATTGGCTCGATCCCGATTGGATTTTCGACACGGCGACAGGTGTTTTCACCGGGAGGTTAGATCGGCGACGCCCCTCGATCACCATGGAAATCCGCAAGACCGACTGGAGATGGTGGCGCTATTTTGAACCGCATCACTATCTGAAGCTCCCGTTGATGATCGCTGCCGATTGCTACGTCGCTTTCGTCAATGGCGAGCCGGTGGCGCACCTCGCGGTTTCCACCCGGCCGGGCCTCGTAGAGGCTCGCGCCTGCCGCCTCGTTGTCATGCCGGAATGGCAGGGCGCGGGTGTCGGGACGCGGTTCCTCAACGCGGTTTGCGCCGCATGGCGTCGAGGTGAAAACCGATATGGAAAGCCCATGCCGACGCTCTTCCACACTTCACATCCGGGCCTCGCCGCAGCACTGCGGCGCGACCCACTTTGGACGCAGGTTTCCAGTGTTTTGTATGGCGGCCGGAAGGGCGCGACGGAAAAAGAACTTGGCCGGGGAAGCTCAACGACGTCGGGTTATGGCGGTCACTTCCGCGCCGTCCAGGGTTTCAGATACATCGAAGGGGTAGAGGTGCGAGAATGCGCATAGCGTTGATTGGACAGAAGTGGATCGGAGCGCAGGTTCTGGACGCGATCGGCGGCGCTGCTGCGGTGCAGATCGTAGCAGCACCTGACAAGGAAGACAGACTAGCGGCGGCAGCGGAGAAGGTGGGCATTAAGACATTCATCTATGGCGGGCGCGGATTGAATGATCTCGTTTTGCCAGAGCCCGTCGATATGCTTATCACGGCCGGTTCCTTCGCGTTTGTCCCGGAAAGCCTTCGGGCAAGCGCTAAGTGGTGTGTGGGCTACCATCCGTCACTCCTTCCCCTCTATAAGGGCAAGCGTGCGATCGAGGACGCGATCCAGGCAGGGGAAAGCGTGACAGGCGGATCAGTCTATCACTTGACCGGGGACATGGACGCTGGCGACATTGTGTTTCAGGATTGGTGCTTTATTCGCAAGGACGATACACCGGCTGAAATCTGGCGACGGTGCCTCGCGCCGCTTGGTGTAGAACTGCTCGCGAGAACCGTTGACCATCTGGAGAGTTATGGTTTCGTGCCTGCCACAGCGCAGGGCGAACTCGTCTAGTCTTTAAAGAGCCTTAAATGTCACCTCAATGCGGGCTTAAAGGCCCGCATTTTTGTTGGACGTGAGATGAGCCAAAATCTTGATGAACTGAGCATGCAAATCCGCATCGCCATAATGGTGAGCCCGACCACGTTTCTGCGAGCATTCGCTGGCACGGGCGTTCGTCGGCGGCGGCAGTCCATCGGTTCGTTAGAGATTGGCGAGCGCGTATCAAAGAACGTTAGCGCTATGTTCCGCTTCTACGAAAACGGGCGGCGTGTAGAGCGTGAGGAGTTGGCGGACTTTCTAGCCCAACACCTGCTCGCTGTTCCAGACGCCACCGCTAAGCAGGTAACGGATAAGAGCCCGGATGTTCGTGGGGAAGCGATCGGCGCGGTCGCCGCTGGGCTCATAAAGGCGCTGGAAGCAAATTGGACGATCAGTTACGAGCCGCCAACACCAGTGCTACCCGGCCAGGGCGTCAAATTCCATGGTTGACCAAAAGCCGCAAATTCTCAACGGCACTTGGTATCAAGGTACAAGCGCAATTCGCTTGCTATAAAGATAAATGGCTTGAAGCCGGTGTAAGCACCATTCAAATTTTTTGTATTCATAAGGCCGCAGTATTTATCTTCGCTTCCCGCAACCAAGTTGATATTTAGCACTTGCGTGGAGAACGGATCGCTGACGGTTGACACCAGTGCTGCTGCGAATATGGCTCTATCCCTCTCAGGCACAGCATCAATCGAAGAGTCTTTAAACTCCTGAGATTCAGCGCCCGTCGCGAGCGCAACGAAACCAATGCAGAGAAGCAGCTTCTTCAT